CCTTCTCTTGATGTCAGTCTTGAAATATCATTATTATATTCACTAATTTGGTTTTGGTATATTTCTATATTTTGATTATTAGAATGTAATGTTGATTGTTTTTCTCTTATTTCTTCGTGTACTTTTGTCCATTTATCTAAATTTTCTGTTATCTCTTCGGCATGTACCTGTAATTGATCCATCTTCTTTTTAATGTCAACCGCTTCGGTTTTGAGGCTATCAATTTTCCCTTGCTTAAAATTCGGTTCAATCGCCTGTGTACAGGTAGGACAGTTGTCATTCTCTTTGTAAAATTTTGAATTGATAACGATGTTCTTAATGGAAGATGATGCTGTAGCCTTATCTGACAAAATGATCTGTTTTTTATCATTTGCTGTTTTGAGGGCCGTGGAACATTTTTCGGCATACTCTTGAATAAAAGATGAAAGTTCGGAATTAGATAATTGTAGGTCTTTGATGATCTCTTGTACTTCTTTAATTTTTTCTTCTTTATCATTGATCTCATCCGTGTTAATTTGAGTTATATCTCTAATATATTTTTTTTGAGATTCTATTTTATTTTTTACAATGTCCAATTTATAATTTAATTCTTTAAGATTTTCTTTTAATATAGCATTTTTTTCTTTAATAAGAATATTCATTTTTGAAAATATATTAATATCAAGTAAATCTTCAATCACATCTCTTCGATGTTGAGCTGGCAACTGCATGAATGGAATAAATGAACTGCTACCAAGAACAACAATTTGATGAAATGATTTATGATTTAATTTAAGAAGATTTTGTTCAAGTATTTTTTGATATTCTTTAGCATGTGATGATTGATTTAATAATTGATCATTACGCCAAATTTCAAATATTCCAGGTTTAATTCCTCGTACAACTTTATATTCGTATTTACCAATTGTAAAGTTAACTTCAACAATACAATCTTTATTATTAATAGAGTTTACCAATTGAGGTTTATTAATATTACGATGAGGTTTTCCAAACAACGCAAAGGACAAAGCATCTAGCATAGTTGATTTGCCAGACCCATTATGACCAACAATTAATGTTGAAGATATTTTATTTAAGTTTATTTCTGTCCACTTATTACCAGTTGATAAAAAGTTTTTCCATCTAAGATTTTTAAATACTATCATACTACTTCAAGCGCCTGTGCTTCTGTTAAAAGTTTTCTCATATCAATCTTAATTCTGTCTTTATCTAATTCAGTGTCAACTGATTCAACATAACTATCTAACAATGTTGAAGTATCTTCAAGTGATATACCTTCATCTTCAACATTTTCTCCAATAAACTCTTCAAAGTTTTCGGCAATTTTTAGTTCATGTATCTTCCTATTCTGTATTCTATCAACAAATCGATCAAATGTAAATAGGTCTTGTTTATTTTTTACAACTATTTTTACAAATTTATAATCTAAATGATCTAGTTTCATATCTAAATAATTATAATTCGAATCATCATATATAATTCGCTCATACAAAGTATGAGGATTACGAATGGCTTCAATGTTTCGAGTTTCAGTATCAATGACATGAAAGTACTTGTTATCATGAGCATCATTCCAAAAAAATTCCATTTGCGAACCAAGATACATTACGTTGTCTCGTTGTGATTTTGTATGAAAATGACCAGATAATACTTTTTCAAATCTATTAAAAATATTATGATCCATGCCATGTTGGTTAACAATACCAGCCATCAGATTAAAACCAGATAATTCTAAATGACCGCCTAGCCAATCAGCTTTACAGTTTTTAATAAAGTTCATAGACTCATCATGATTTTCTGGAGTAATCCATGGCAACATTGCAAACTTAAATGAATCATATTCCATTACTGTTGGTTTCATCACAATGTGAATTTCATTCATAAAGTGACCAAGTAGTTCTTTAAGAGAATTCAGATCATTTGTATTTTTATAATAAGTATCATGATTACCTGGCATAATGTCCATAGCAATACCAAGATCTCTTAATCGATTAAGAAAATGTTTTCTATTTGAATTAAGAGCTTTAAAATTAACAAACTTACGATGATCATAGTAATCACCAAGGTGAATTATTTGTTTAATATTATGTTCTTTACAATATGGAAAAAATATTTTGTCATAAAAAGTATTTGCATTATCTAAGAATATGTCTGAGCTATTTCTAATACCACAATGAGTATCATTCAGTACGGCTATTTTCATGCTTTTACGTCCCAATCTGCTTTTTCTTCAAGAGTCCATTGTACTGCTTGATAATAGTCTTTGTCTTCGTCGTTCATATGTGCAGCAAATAAACTAACTTTCGCCATTTGATTTAGTAGGTCAGTTTTACCTTCTATTAAATGATCCTGTCCAGGTGATTCCATAATAGCTTGAATAGCATCCATATGAAGCTTAATTCTTTCTTGTATTTTACTCACTCTAAGAAATCCTGTAAGTCTGAGTCAACTGTACGAGCTCTTTTCTTTGGTGTCTTATTAGCTTTAGCAAAAGTTTTAAGCTCGGTATCATATTCTTTTACTTTACTAATTCTATCTTTTAAAGTATCAACAAAGTGCGTAGCTACCTGAGTCGATTCTTCACTACTAGAAGAAGTGATAAACGCTTCAACTCCAGATTGCAACATATACTTTTCTTTAATCTCTTGCTGTTTCTTTTCCTTTGTAATTCTACGAAGAAAAGCAAACCAAATAATTTGAGTAAAATAAGCAAATGCGTTTGGTTTGCCTGAACGAGTTTTAGCATCAATATTATAGTTTTCAACAGCTTTTAGACAATTTTCAACTGCATCCATAACCATTTCTTCACGATAAGTATATCGTATAAAATTAGACTTATGTGAAAGATTTTCAGCAATTTTTAAAAAAGATATAGCAATATCATCAGGAACAATTGGTAAAACATCGTTATTTTCTTTAGCTTCAGAAACAGTTTTTACATAGTTGACTACTGATAATGAGAATTCAGCATTATTTACATAATGTACATTTTTAGTTTTTTTGGGCATAATGTTTATATCTCCACATAATATATTAGTAATTATAAACTATTTTTTGTTGTTTGTAAATAAATTTATTTTTAAAATATTGAAAATAACTGTTTACATACCGCAAAAAATGTGGTATAATAAAGAGTATTCTTTAAAGGGAAGGTAGTATCTAATGAAGTTTATTCTTCGAAATCTTATTAAATGATAAGGTTACTACGTTTTTATTCTGATGATCAGATTCTCCGATAAGATCTAATTGAACTAAATCTTTTTCTCTAATTTCTTCATTTGCCATATCTACTATTCTAGATAGAGCTAATTCATATTGTTTAAGTAATTCAGTATGCGGATTAGACAACGCCATACAATGATACGCATTAATAGTAATTACTTCATCTTTATGTTCAACATATGTCATCCAAGGTTTAAGAACATATAAAGTTGTAGTGTATTGTTCTGTATCATTACTTTGAGCTCTAAACTTATCAATTAATAAACAGTATCTTACAACTAAATCATCTTCAAGTTCTTCTAAAATTTCACAAATAATTTCGTCGCCGTTTACCATTTTGATTTGTTTAACGTTATCTACAATCATTACTCTAAACCTTTATTTTATATATTTTGAAATTAAATTGCTCTCTTTTATATATTTTGATTCTTTCTTCGGAATGTAACAGCGTATAATTTTTCTTCGATTTATGTTGTATATCGTCTGATATATCATATAGTTTAGTAGTTACTCCATTGTCGCTTTTTCTGAGTCCTCGTCCAATGCTTTGGAGGACTTTGATTTGTGATTTTGATGGGCTCGCAAAAATGATATTATGAAGATTACGTATGTTAATCCCTGTACTAAAAGTCCCGAGACTAGCCACGATAATCGCATCTTTTTGTTTCTCCGTTATTTTTCTTATAGCTTCTCTATCAGTAGCTTCAGTTGCACCACTAACAAAGAACACCTTTCTATTTATATCAGCTTTAGATTGTATTAATTCATATAAAATTTTACCATGTTTTTCCACAAATTGAAATAATACTAATGAATTACCTTTTTGATCAAGAGCAAGATTTCTTATAAAATGATTTCGTTTTTCATTTCCAATTATAAAGTTTATTTCTTGTTGGTAAGTACTTCCACTAATTAATTGTCTTACATCATCAGCGTGTTCTAATCTTAAAATAAAAATATCAAGAGCAGCTAATGTCTCTTTATCCTGTAATGCTTTAGTTGTAGTAACTTTCATTACCTTTCCAAACAATCCTTCAAGTACTAATTTATGTGTTTGTGTACCATCAAGTGTTCCAGTTGTACCAAATCTATAAACTGTTGTTTTAGCTTTGTTCATAATATTAGATAACGATTTTGATTTGAATCCATGAACCTCATCACCAAATATAACGCCAAATTGACTAAACCATGTCATAGGTAATTTATATATTGATTGCCATGTACTAATAAAAACGTTTTCAGATATATTCATTTTAGCTTGACCAGAAAAAATTGCATGACAATCATCTTTAGAAAAGCTATCATCATGAGATGAATAATCATCAAAGTCTGATAACATTTGTTGAACAAGCGAAGTTGTTGGTACGATTACTAAAACCTTTTCATCGTGATTGGCCATGTACCATCTCATCAAAACATAAATTATTAATGATTTTCCAGATCCAGTTGGTGATAGTAAAATTGCTCGTTTTTTTCTAATGCTTTCACAAATAGCATTAAACTGATAATCTCTTACTTCAATTTGATTACCTTTACTATGAATATTAAGAGATTTAATAAAATCCATTATATCTTTAACATCAATTTTATTAAATGATTCTGGAGGACCAAATGGACCGTCTTCATATTCAACAGCATAATCACGTTTTTCAGCAAACTCTTTTACATATGGCAATAAACCAACTGGCAATTCATAATTTGCGGGATTAAATAATCTTACCTTACCATCCCAGACTTTATTACGATATAAAGGCATGTACTTATAACCTGGAACAAAAAACGAAAAGTACTCACTTAATTCCATTGCAATACCATTATCACAACCAATAAGTAACATAGCTTCATTTTTCTTTTGTAGTAAAATTCTATCCACCGGCTTGAAACATCTTCCATTTTATAATATTGCTAATTGTTTGGTGCTTCCAACGTAATGTATCTACTATTTCTGTAAGTGTTTCCACTGTTGTTTTAAAATAAATTACTTTTTCTTCACTCTGTTGTATATCTATATCTGAATCATAATAGCGATTCATATCACCTTTCATGATTTTCATTCCACGAAATGGATCAAATTCCCATCCTTTTTCGATAAGTTCATCTTCAGTCATCTTTCCATTATAATAAAGCCATTTTTCTTTAAGCAATATTTTTTGGTTAAGTTCTGTCTTTTTTAGCTTGAGTTTTGTAATAGATAACATTTCAAGATATTTTGCGTGCAACTTAGCTATTTCAATTGAACTTTTATCTAAATTGTTTTCATCTATTTCGCAGTCGGTCTGCCATTCTTCAAGTATATTTTCAAGTGTTAACAAATCATTTCTCCATAATATAAAAATATATATACATCAAGTTATAGTAAAATACTCATTTCTAAATGAGGCTTGAAATGTAACCTGTGATGGTTCACCTACTGTTGCAGCAAAATTTAATGAGCTTAGTGACGTTGGAACACAATCAATATATTTTATTGTTTTAACAACTTTGTTCGAATTTGTTAATAGTAAAACAGTGATGTCTGCTTCATGTGTGTCTGTTGGAGATGGTATGTCACGATATAAAGGATTATCACCAAGAATTCCTCTTCTATCTTCTGTTTGAGATTTTGCCCAATTATACATCTCGATGTAAGAATTCATATTTTCATCTACTATTACTTCAAAACCTAATTCATCAATGGTTAAAGTGTCACCAGGCAAACCAACTGTAGAAATTCTTTTATACGCCATTGGAGCAGAAGTAACCGTAACACCAGGATGCTGAAATGATTGAGCAAAAAATTCTAAATTGCCGAATTTTTTTCTATCAATTATTACTTTAAACTGCGTACTTTGTAGAAAATTAATGTTAGTTGTTAATTCTGCCATATTAAACTCCTTTAACTACTACTATTTATATTTTTCTACATATAAATACACATATAATATAAAATTTAAGTAATGGTATAATTTTAATGGCTAGACGCATAACTGTAAACTTAAGTGACACTATCAACACTTGGAGAATAAAGACAAATGCTCTCAGTCTTTTGATAGGTGATTTAGATGATTTATCTTCTGAATTTACTGGTCATGATTCTGATTTTGTAGAAGCTATGAATTTTGCATTTGATAAAAAAGGCCTCTACTCAGCAGGTCTTGGAATAACCAAATCAACTAGTGGAGATTCTTCAGGTGTATTTAATGTTTTAGCTGGAACTGGATTAACACAGGATTCAAATGGTTTAAGTATAGGCCCTGCTCCGGGAAATACAATTAAAGTTAGAGATGCAAATTCTGCCGGAGCTTTGTCTGATAAAGAAATAATTAATGAACAAATTTTAATTGGTAATGGCAATGGTTTTACATCTGCTGCTTTATCTCAAGATGTTCTTATGACAAATGCTGGTGTTGTTACAATTCAACCTGATGTTGTTACGTATTCTAAAATGCAAAATGTTGTAGGCGCAAACAAAGTTCTTGGAAGTTCAACCGCAAATGGAATTATAACAGAGACTCAAGTGCAAACTGGAATGATTGCAGATGACGCTGTTACTACTGTTAAAATTCTAGATGATAATGTTACATATGCTAAAATTCAAGATGCAGCCGCCAATTCAATTCTAGTTAGAGACGGAGCTGCAGCTGGAGATATATCAGCAAAAACTTTAACAGATACTCAAATCTTAATTAATAATGGAGCAGGATTTACTGCTGCAGCATTATCTGGTGATATTACAATGAATAATGCTGGAGTAGTAACAGTTGATCCGTCAGTAATCGGGAGTGTAGGCATTACTATCGGTGGAAACGCCCCAACTTCACCTGCAAATGGAACAGCCTGGTTTGACGATGTAACAGCCGGCGAAATGTTTGTATATAGCGATAGCGCATCAAATTGGATACAGGTCACAGGGTCTATCACTTCTTTTTCAGCTATAAGTGGAACACCACCGGCGGCACCTTTAGATGGTACTTTTTGGTTTGATGATGTAACAGACGGAGAACTGTTCATTTATAGTGATAGTGCATCAAATTGGATACAGGTTACTGGATCAATCACTTCTTTTTCAACAATAGGCGCATCGCCTCCAGCTGCACCTTTAAATGGTACTTTTTGGTTTGATGACAGCGCAACTGGAGAACTGTTTATTTATAGTAATGATGCATCAAATTGGATACAGGTTACTGGCGTAGTCGCTAATGTAGCATTCTCCGATTTAACAAGTACTCCAACTACTTTAGCTGGCTACGGAATTACAGATGCACCGTCGGTATTAACTGACCTAAGTATTACTGATGGAACAAGCGGACAAGTACTAACAACAGACGGTAGTGCTGGATTTACATTTACATCTGCATCAAGTAGTACAACCTTTAATGCCATTGGAACTTATTGTTTGGGGTTCTATACTGGTCTTGGCATTCACAATGGAGGTGCTACTTTCTCAGGAAGTTCAATTGCTACTGCTAATACTTATGCCGGTACTAGTGGCTGGAGTGGATCTAGTACTTCTACTTTATCAGGAACTTGGCGCCTTATGGGAAACATAGGCTATTATAATCAAGGTACCACTGCAAGTAACGCAAACGTATCCGGCAGTTTATTTGTGAGGATTTCATAATGACTATTGGAGTAGTTCTGAAGCAAATAGCGGTTCAAAGGGGTATACTGGTGGTACAGAAACCCGGCCAAGAAACATTGCATTTCTAGCTTGTATTAAATATTAAGGAGACATTGGTATGAACGTATATCAGACAGATTTAAATGGTGTTTATGTAGGCACTACAACAGCAGATCAAGACCCTTTAGATGACACTAACTGGCTTATTCCAGCGGGTTGCGTACAGACTGCACCACCAACAATAACTGACAGCCAACTTGCTAAGTGGGATGGTTCAGGATGGGTTGTAGAGAATATACCCATTGTAGAACCTGATCCAGAACCTGAGTCTATTGCACCAGAAGTTTTAGCCCGTGGAAAGCGTGACGGACTATTGATAACTTCAGATTGGACACAGGTTGATGACTCTCCTGTAGATAAGTCTGCTTGGGCAACATACAGACAACTTTTACGGGACGTACCAACTCAAGCAGGATTTCCAAACACAATAACATGGCCCACTTCACCCGAATAGAGTATGCATAATTAGGAGAAAAAGGAATGCCATATCCATTAAACCCGACAACAGGTGATGAATATATTTTAGGATCAAAAACTTGGAAATACAATGGTTCGCGCTGGGTAAAATTAGGACTTTCACAAACTGTATCTGCAGATGTAGCATTCTCAGATTTAACAAGTACTCCAACTACATTATCAGGCTATGGAATTACTGATGCTGCAAGTTCATCAAGTGCATCAGTTCCTGCCGGTACATTAATTTATCATGCAGCTAATACAGCCCCTACAGGCTTTATTAAGGCTAATGGTGCTGCTATATCAAGAACAACTTATGCTGATTTGTTTGCAGCAATAGGCACTACGTATGGCGCTGGTGATGGATCTTCTACTTTTAATGTCCCCGACCTTCGTGGTGAGTTTATGCGTGGATGGGATGACGCGCGCGGAATTGATACCAGTCGTTCTTTTGGTTCTGCACAGGCTGATGAATTTAAGCTACACGGTCACCCTTCAAGGCGGGGCACTGAATTTAATGTTACCAACGATACTGGCGGCGGCGGTATACTCATGGACAGTAATGGAGGTCAAGCAAACAGGTCAGCGTTTACAGGAACACCATCAAATACTGATGGGCAACATATTGGCGGCTCTGGAGGTTCAGAAACACGTCCAAGAAACATTGCATTTCTAGCTTGTATTAAATATTAAGGAGAAACAATAATGTCTGTTACAATTACACAAGTGCGTAATGCACAATCACTTAACGTAGAGAATACTGCATATGATGTAGAAATTAATCATCCCGATTACGGTTGGATACCTTACACTTTGGACCCTAGCGACACTGATATGACTATCGATAACAATGCTGTAATGTCTTTGATAAGCACAAACTTTACATCTTATGTAGCACCTACTCAGGCAGAGTTAGATGCAGAACTTGAAGCAAATCTAAGAAGTCAACGTGACCAGAAGTTAGTAGAAGAATTGGACCCTATAGTAACTAACCCTTTACGTTGGGCAGAACTTACATCTGATAAGCAAACAGAGTGGACACAATATAGAACTGACTTATTAAATGTACCACAACAGTCAGGGTTTCCTACAAATGTAACTTGGCCAGATAAACCTGTATAAATATATAATCAGGAGAAACAGAAATGGCATATCCAACAAATCCAACGACCGGTGACACCTATGTTTTAGGATCAAAAACTTGGACCTACAATGGCACGAACTGGGTAAATCAAGCAACGTTTGCATCAGGTAGTAGTGCTAGTGTAGCATTCTCCGATTTAACAAGTACTCCAACTACATTAGCTGGCTACGGAATTACAGATGGTGGCAGTGGTAGCGGTGGCGGAGCAATGGAATTCATTGCTTCATCAGGGGCTTTAAGTAATGTGGCTGATGTTAGCTTTACACAGTTTGATGCAACTAAGTATGATCATTATGTCTTTGCGCTTCAAAATGTCATACCTGATACAAATGGTGCAAACTTATTTGCACGCTTAAGGCCAACTGGAAGTTCGACTTATTCTGCCACTAGTGGAAATTATGAAACGGCTGGTAGTGCTAGAACAGCGTTTGTATTAG